TATACACCTCTACTACCACCGTTAAGACTGGTAACGAGATGCTGGTAGCTGGTCATATGTCTGCTGTTGCAACTGCATCTGCAATCACCAACGTTGAAACCGTCCGTCTGGAAGGCTCTTTCGGTGATAAGGTTCGTGGTCTGCACGTTTACGCTCGCGGTATCGTCCGCGCTGAGTCACTGGTTGTGGCTCGTATCACTCAATACTCTGGTGTTGATGTAGGCGTATAATAGTTTAACGACTATTAGCTGAACAAGGAAGGGCGGTGGCTTAGCGCTGCTGCCCTTTTTTTATACCTATGAGGAACTCGCCAAATGGCAAAGACTTATTTAGACATAGTCAACCTAGTACTTCAAGATGCTAATGAAGTGCAACTAACTGAGGCCAACTTTCTGAGCCCTCGTGGTCTACAATCCTTCGTGAAAGAAGCTGTCAACCGTGCGTTGATGGACATTGCAACCTCTACCCCTGAGTGGGATTGGTTGAAGACAGGGACAGCCGCATCCCCTAATACGGTAACCACAATTATAGGTACTCAGTGGTACAACTTTAAGACGGTCACTGCACCGGATACAGCGTACTCTAGTATCGATTTCGATTCCTTCTTTCTAAAGGAAGGTACCGAAACTTTTGACAAGCTTGTCGTCATCTCTCAAGATGAATGGCATAACAAACACCGTGAGACTGATGAAGATACCTCAGTAACTAACGGTAGGCCTAAGTACGTGATCGAGACAAACGATAGTAATCTATTCGGTCTCTCACCAGTACCTGATAAGGCAACGTACGACATTTCCTTCCGCTCGTGGGAAGATGCAAACATCCTAGTGAATGCACTAGACACACTACCATTTCCAGATAGATACTTTAACACACTAGTATCACGTGGACGACACTACTTGTGGACATTCAAAGAGAATGACTTCCAGTCTGATATGTCAAATCGTGACTACGTTACCGGACTTAACCGGATGAAAGAACAGCTTACCACCCCTCGTGGTCGTAAGTTCCGCTTAGTATAAGGAGCAATAGTTATGCCTAGTGAAGAGCAGACGCTCCTTGTAAAGCTACAGGGTGGCTTAGACAGTGTCACAGACCGTGTAGGCCTGTTCCAGGAGCCTGGTAAGACTATCAGGATGGTGAACTTCGAAGGTGGTATCACTGGTGGCTATCGCCGTATCAGTGGCTACACCAAGTATGGGACGCTGTCTCCGGATGGTGTCGGTACTAGTGCAGTACACTCAGCACGCTCCTACTTCAATGGTTGCGTAGCCTTCCAGAACGGTGATGTATACTGGAGTCAGACAGGTGCTTCTTGGATCCAAGTGAACAAGAACACTGGCGACACCTTTGTAGATGAAACTACTCTGAATGGTCTGGGTGTACTGTCCCGTACTACAGGTACCCGAGAGAGGTACCGTCTGGCCGAATGGCATAACGGGACTGAAGAAGAAGTATACTTTGTAGACACTGCTGGTGTCAACCCTGTTGGTCGTCTGGTTATCCGAGATAACGCAGGCACTACAGAGTTTAAGTACCAACACACAGGTGATGCAGATTGGGGTGTGGGTAACCAACGTTTCCCTACAACAATCGAAGTACACGCTGAACGTTTGGTAGTCTCTGGCGACCCTCTATTCAAGAATGAATTGTACTACAGTGATCTGCTGCAACCCTTCGACTTCGTAGGTGGTGGTGTAATCAACATCGCAGATGACATCCGGTGGGCTACAACCTTCCGTGAGAACCTGATCATCTTCGGTAACTCATCTATCAAAGCTGTCGCAGGTTTAGGTGATCCGAACCTACAGAACATTGAGACCATTACCAACAAGATTGGTTGCGTTGAAGGTGGCTCTGTACAAGAAGTTGCAGGTGGTTTGATCTTCCTCGCACCTGATGGACTGCGTACCGTAAGTGCTACCCAGCGTATCGATGACTTCGAGTTAGGTACCTTGACGACTAACATCCATGATGAGATCCTTGAGATCATTGCGGAACTGAGTGTCTGTATCATTACCTCTGTAGCGATACGTGGACGTAACCAGTACCGACTCTTCTGCCATAGACCTGACAATACCACAAGAGGTATTGGTGGTGTCATCCGTGAAGGTGGTGGGTTAGAGTGGAACTTGTTCCGAGACCTGCCTGTCTTCGATGTGCAAGGCACTCGTGATGAGGACAATCTTGAAGTTATCTTCCAGTCTAACAATGATGGCTTCGTATACCAACACGATACTGGCAATACATTCGATGGCTCGAACATCATAGCATTCTTCCAGACACCTGAGATGGTGATGGGAGATCCTAACTTCCGTAAGACACTGAGCACTATTGAGATCTACTCAGACTTCGAAGGGCCTATCGACTACTCCTTTAAGATACTGTATGACGAGGACTTGCAGACTACTGCGACACCTGGCCTATACAATCTGGACACTACTTCTGCTGTTTCTGTGTACGACATCTCAGAGTACAACGACCCTACTGCGATCTACGATGCGGGTAACGCACGGATCAACAGGGTGCATGTACAAGGCAGTGGACGATTCATCTCAATTATCTTCCAATCACGTGGTAGTAGCGCTCCTTTTACTATCCAAAGTTTAAACATCTCCTACTTCCTAAATGGTAGATTCTAAGGGATACCTATGACAAGTTATACAAGACAAAGTATTTTTACATCTGGTGATGTAATCAAAGCAGAGCACGGCAATGCCGAGTTCGACCAGGTTGCTGCATTCGCTGCACAAGCAACTGGACATAAACATGATGGCTCCGCAGCAGAGGGTGCTTACATCCCCTTGATCTCTGACACTGATAATACAGATAAGGTAGAGATTGTTGTTGGTGGTGCTAAGACAACGGGTACTCATCAGGTAACTGGTGCTCTTACTGCTGATGCTGGCGCTACTGTTACAGGTAACATCGTTGTTACTGGTACTGTAGACGGACGTGACGTCGCTGCTGATGGCTCGACACTAGACGCTATCGCTGCTGGTACAGGCCTTACGGCTGCTAACGTAGTCAACGTTCCTGCTGGTGATATCGCTGCTGCTGATGTCCAAACTGCTCTTAATGAGCTGGACACAGAGAAAGCTGCTCTTGCTGGTGCTGCCTTTACTGGAGCTATTACAACTACTAGTACAGTAGATGGCCGTAACGTATCAGTCGATGGTACTAAGCTGGACACTATCGAGACCAATGCTAAGGATGATCAGATTGCTTCTGAAGTAGTGAGTACTGCTGTCGGTAGCGTAGTAGCTACTAACGTACAAGCTGCTATCCAAGAACTAGATACTGAGAAGGCTGCACTAGCTGGTGCTGCGTTCACAGGCGCTATCACCACTACGTCTACAGTAGATGGTCGTAACGTATCGGTAGATGGCACTAAGCTGGATACGATTGAGACCTCAGCCACTGCTGATCAGACTGATGCAGAGATTAAGACTGCGTATGAGAACAATGCAAACACTAATGAGTTCTCTGATGCTGAGCAGACTAAGCTAGCTACACTTACTGGTGCTGTAGATGGTGCCATGTCCAAGTCTAACTTCTTCGCTAACATGGAATCCAATAAGGATCTGTATGCTGGTAGTGGATTCGCTGAGTTTGGTAAGCACCTAGACACTACTAACTGGGTACCTGTAAACCAAGGTATGTGGGCTGCGGATATCCCCCTCTCAACAAACCCTGATCAACTACTATTGGGCAGAGGTGCTGTCCCGGTTGGTACTAGCCGTACTGATGAGCCTCTAGTGAACGTTAATGGTGCGCTCCTATCTATTACAAATATCAACGATACAAGTCTTTCACAGAATAAAATACTATTCCCCGATGCACCTACCGCTAATCAGCTTGTAACGAACGGTACGTTTGATACGGATACGGCTGGGTGGACTGACTCATCAGTTGCTGGGGGTTCGCTTGCTTGGAATGCTTCTGAGTATATTGAGTTAGTAAATGCGACAGGCTCTGCAATAGCAGATCAGGTGGTTACGACAGTAATCGGGCAGACATACCTACTAGAGATTACTGGTACAACTGCTGCTGCCGCACAAATATTTGTAGGCGCTGCGCAAGCCGGTGGCGAGTTAATTAATACCTCGGTTAGTAGTGCTGGCGTACTGCGGATAGAGTTTACAGCGACTGCTGTTACCTCTTGGATTAGGTTGTTTAATGGTAATGCCGGAACTACCGCAGGTTTGGATGACATCTCAGTAATCGACAAAGCTGATCTCTCACGACAAGACCTCTGCTTCCTGGAAGCGTGGCATGAGAACATCACTGATAAAGATTGGGTAGTCCCTTTCGGCTCAGTACAATCTGGCTTGACTACCTTCGATGGTATCGCTCTAACCAACACAGTTGGTAACCCTGTCGCTGGCTACTCAGCCTTCGGTGATTGGGAAGCCTCCCCTGTCGTAGGTTTTGGTGCTGTATTCTCAACCCTGACTGATGCTGATAAGCAGAAGTTTGTAGCTGACCCATTGAATAACATCTACCTAGATGACAATGGTAACTTGGTTCAGGTACGTTACCGTATCCGTACCGTTGTTGGCTTAGGTGATGACTGGCAGGCTATTGATGTAGTTACGGGTGCAGACGCTATAAGGTACAATCTAACAAATCGTATTCAAATGCGAGGCAGTAGTACTAGCGTAGTAGACTTTGGGGTTGGGACTGGATTTGCTGAGTACGATCATTCAGGTGTTACAATACCAGATGCTAATGTGGGGGCTTGGTATCCTGGTGTTAGTGCTGCAGCTATTGCAGTAGACGGCCTATGCTTTGCAGTCCCGATCGCCCTAGTACAACGCCGGAACCAAGGTGCATACCATCCAGTATTTAACGAGAATGGTTGCGCAAGGTTTAATGCGTACTCTGCACCTGCTGACAACGCTAAGATATGGTTCGGCACAAGGGTTAATGAAATTGTGCCCTCTACTATCGATTGTTTCAGAGTCGGGGCTAGTGGGGAGGATGGCGGTAAATCGACGGCTGCAACCGCTGGTACTATTGCTGGTGGGGCGGGGCTCAATGGTCGTTCTGATGAATTATTCTACGATGCCATCTACGCTACTGACGTTAAAGACCTACGTAATACCGCTGACAAGACCCAAGATTATAATCGCTTACTTGAGCGAACGTTTAATGAATTAGTGGCGGGTGAATTCCGTGGGTTTGAGGACGAGAAACGAGTAATATTCGCAGGTACCGGTAACACACAGAACGCTTCCTTTGTATCAGGGGATCATACCGTACTGCGCTTCTTACTGGCCGATATGGATGTGCTGTTCGACTATGTCGAAGACGTAGACTACCCAGTTACAGGGCGGCTCGTAGACACCAATGGAGAAATGCAGCAAGTCTTTAATGTGATAGTACAGTCGGCAGTGCCGACAGAACTTAGATTATCTGTTCCAGGTACAGGTGGCGCTACTCAGTGGCCTCATACAGTATCACATGATATTGGTTTAAGCCTCGACCAAGGGCACTCAGCCGAAACCATCCTACACTGTGACATCATTGGTGATCCTGCTAACTACCCACAAGAGTGGAAAGACTTTGGTGTCTTTGGTACGCCTCTATTGGTGGGTGAGAATGGGGTGAGTTTAATTCCTGATGGCATCATTGATATATTTAAACTTTCTCGTAAAGCAGATGCCGCACCAATCCTCGCGCTTCGATCTACCGATAGTGGGATCACTTGGGCTAGCTTCTCACCAACGTTTAGTACCACAACCAACGCTGCTACGCTCACCAACGAACCTGCTGCGAACTTGGTTATGCTCTTCTATACTACCAAAGCCAATCCTACTGAGCTGGCGGTGAATGCTGAAGTGTTGGCGCTGGGCGATGTATGGGCTGGTAGCCGAAATATAACAAATTGGGGGGCTAATTTAGTTTCTGATTTAGTAGGTAAGATCCCTGTAGGTGCTTCAGCCGATGCACCTAGGCTGTTACTGTCTTCGTACCAGCTAAACACTTCTCAACAGTTAGATACTGGGGCAGGTAAAGAACCCATCCATGCAACGATCAGCCAACTAGGTGACACGAACACTTCAGCCTCTAAGGTTGAATCCTATCTAACCCGTGAAAACGGACGGGGCTACCTGCACCTGTTGTACAAGGAGATGATCTTTGATACGGGTTTGGATACTGCGGCAGTAAGAGATCCAACTATCTCTCAAACATATCTAGCTGACGGTATCTTTATCT